GAAGCCAAGGCAGCAGCGCAGGCTAAACTTGCAGTCCTAGGTTTAACTGTTGAGGATTTACTAGCCCTCGGTTTAATTGAACCAGAGCCTATCAATCTTATTTCGTAGCATAATCTTGAGGGATTGTTCTCAAAGGATAAATTGGAAAATATGAAACCATGGTTATCGAAAGCGGCTGCACAGTTGCGGGAACAAATTGATGACGCCTTCCCTGATCGCCTGCGTAAATCTGATGGGTGGATTGCTGATCGTTTGCATCAACAAAGAGGAAAGAGCGATCACATACCGGACGCAACAGCCAAGAACGTTGTTAGAGCAATCGACGTTGACGCTCGCCTTTCTGACGACAAAAGGACTTCAGCGTATCTGGCAGATCAGTTACGACTCTACGCCAAGAATTATGGACGTATATCTTATGTAATTCATTTGGGAATGATTGCTTCGCCAATTCTTAATTATAAATGGCGACGTTATCGCGGTTACAACTTGCACAATCACCACATCCATATCAGTTTCAAAAAGAGTGAAGATAATAACTCAGAGTTTTTTTCCAATGTTCCACTACTAGGGGGTAAGAATGAATAGCAAGACTTTAGCCGTAATAAACTCTTATGCACGCAGCGCCTTCGTTTGCTTGGCAACTGTTTACGTAACAAATCCAAACGGTTCATTTGATGACATTTGGAAAGCCTTTATAGTGGCTTTTGCAGCGCCTATCCTTCGCGCATTAAATCCTGATGATTCAGCATTTGGCATAGGCAGTAAAGAGTAATGTCAGCCCTTGAGTGGGCTGGCTTTTTTGCTGGAATAACCACCACATTTATTGGAGTCCTTGCCGGCTTACGCTTCTTGGTCAGGGGCTGGCTTAATGAATTGCGCCCTAATGGCGGTAGTTCTATGAAAGATCAACTGACACGCTTAGAGCAAAGAGTGGATGAACTCTTTATTGTCATCACTAAGAAGTAAACTAAAGCCATGGCAACTAAACGTAAACCTAAAAAGAAGATTGCAAGAAAACGGCGCACTACTAAAGAGCCGGTTCTTACTAAGTTAGATTTTTGGGCGATAGCCGCTAATGAAGTTTATATGGCTTGCAGAAAATCAGGAATGGATGAGGGAACAGCCCTAGCCTTTGCAATGGATAGAGCCTCTTATCCTGACTGGATTGTGGATACTAAAGACCCAATCAAAAACCCATTGGACGATTTTGAAGAGGATGAATAAATTAAGCGAATCATTTTGATTTCAGACTTACAAATTCCTTATCATGACCCAATTGCAACTAGAAACCTTGTACGCTTTATTAACAAATGGAAACCGCATCAAGTCGCGACGGTCGGAGATGAAATCGACCTTCCTCAACTCTCCAAATGGGAACGAGGCTTGGCAGGGGAATTTGCTGGGACACTTGACAGAGATCGCCAAGTTACTAAGCAACTCCTTTACGACTTACAGGTAACCGATATGGTCAGGTCAAACCATACTGACCGATTATGGAATTCCATCAAGACCAGATTGCCCGCCTTTGCATCATTACCTGAATTACGGTTTGAAAACTGGCTTGGGTTGCCTGAACTTGGGATTAAATTCTGGCGCGAGCCAATGCCAATAGCCCCTAACTGGATTATCCTTCATGGTGATGAGGGACAAGTGTCTCAAAAAGGTGGTCAAACAGCCTTAGGATTGGCTATAAGGCATGGAAAGAGTGTGGTGTGTGGTCACACCCACAGAGCGGGTTTAGCAGCGTTTACAGCCTCATCAGGGGGCAAAATAGGGCATACGCTATATGGATTAGAAGTCGGAAACTTAATGGATTTTAAGTCCGCAAAATACCTAAAAGGTGGGTCGGGCAACTGGCAGCAAGGATTTGGAATTTTATACGTCAAGGGCAAAAAGGTTGCGCCTGTCTTTGTGCCTATTGAGAAAGATGGCAGTTTTATTGTTGAGGGCAAGACCTATGGGTAGGCAGACCGATTACGAAGAACGCACCATAGACGACCAGATTGACGCTATAGACGAATCTGGGCTTATATAACAAAAGCGTTATAAGACACGCCGCGTTCTCAATTGCCGGTGTCTGCCCCTTGTGTCATCCTTCTCGTATCCAAGTTAACGGATTTGGTGTAACGGAAAGGTACAAAATGAACTTAACATTTATAGATTTTGAAATGTTAACTGAAAATCAAATGCAGTTCAAAGGTATTGATTGGGAAGCCCAAGTCGATAGATTTGACCAAGCCCCTAACTTTGAGCATGAATATATCTATTGGGTAGAAAATAGTGCCGCCTTAGTTTTGGCGACTAAATACCTACAACAACAAGGTCATGAGTATCAGATCAATTATGACCTGAGATTTGACCAACCTATATTTACAACAAACTTCGCCGGTTCATGGGTGAACGCATGACCATAAACGGAATAACTATTTTGTGGTTTATGATAGCAACTGGATTGCTTGCTTATGCGGTTAATCTATGGCAGACAGAAACTTACAACCGCGGCTATTGGCGCGGTCGTGCGGTGGGTTGGGATATGCACCGAAGAATGATAACTATACAAAAACAGTCTGATGAGGTTTTTGACTATGAAAAAGACTGATGAGTTATTTAACGAAGTGCAACTTACACTCTCGCAAAGAGGCAGTATCTATGGTAATGCGGGTGTCAATCACCGCAGAATATCCGAATTATGGTCGGGTTACTATGATAGTTACATTTCGCCTGAGCAGGTGGCAATGATGATGCTTTTGGTAAAGGTATCAAGATTGTCTCAGACTAGCGATCATGAAGATTCATTAAAAGACCTTTTAGGTTATGGCTTGATCTATCACCAAATAGTTAGGGAAATGAAGGGTGAAGATGATGGCATTTAATATTAACGATTACGAGACGGTAGAGGTGAGGCTTGGAAGGTTTATTGCTGACTATCCTGATTTTATGGTTCATACTCAGTTGCTGGAAAATACTGAAAAACGTTTTATTGTTCTTGCCAAAATTTATAGAACATGCGTGGACAGCCAACCGTTTGCTACTGGGCTTGCTTATGAAACCGTTACTGATCGCGGCGTCAATCAGACTTCTGCATTGGAGAACTGCGAAACTTCTGCGATTGGCAGAGCGCTCGCTAATGCCGGTTACGCCGCTAAAGGAAAGCGACCGTCTCAGTCTGAAATGGTCAAGGTCATTGCAGCGGATGATAAAGCCCAGACTTTTAAAGAAAAGTTAGAATCTAAGCAGAACATCTATGGGCAATCTGGTCGATCAAAGGCAATTGAGATTGCCCTAAGAGAATCATTTGCAGCCGATAAGAAAGAACCTGAGGCTGTTGCTTGGTCAGTTGGTGAAGTAGTCGATCAAATTGGCTCATCTACACCAAATCCACCCCCTGAGTGTGAGCATGGGCATATCTTGAAACAAGGAATCAGCAAGGGCGGTAAACCCTATTACGGTTATGTTTGCAAGGGTAATGTAAAAGAACATGCTGTTTGGGCAAAATTATCTCCTAATGGTAGATGGTTTTTTGATGGTGAAATTCATGGGTGACATGGAAATCATTGAGCCAAGCGGGCTCAGGTTAACCTTTACTGATAGTGGAGTAGTACCGGATTTTGTACCATTGTCAGAATGTTGTGAAATATGCAACGACCCAAGAATGATAAATGAAAATGGGATTCGCAAATGCGTAGTTTGTCATGGGATTAACCACATAGAGTACAGACCTAATGATAATTGAACTCAGCAAGGATGAGGTTAGGATTTGTACCCAGTTAGCAGTTGAAAGATGGCTCGCTAAATGGGATTCTATTGATAAACCTAATTACGCTGAGGGAAAGGCTAATGGAAAACTTGAGCATGAGGTTTTAGCAAATATCAGAGCCAATGTTTGTGAATGGGCGGCAGCCAAATACTATAACGTCAGTTGGAATGTACCTTTTTATCCAAATGACTTGCATCCGCTTCGTAAAGATTTGCCAGATATAGGCGTTTCATGCGAGGTTAGATCAGTCAGGACTAGCAACTCAATACCATTCTGGACTAAAGACCTTTATAAGTTAATCATTGGGACTAAATGCCTCGATATGGAAAACTTTACTCAAGTTTATATCTTCGGTCATATTGAACCTCAAAAGTTTATGATTGATGATTTCTTTGATGAGTCTATCAATGGCTGGAGAGTGCCTTTAGAGTTATTTGAATTCTATGACGTCCCAACACCGTAAACATAGGGGTTACAGAACTCAAAAGGTAGTTGCAGAGTATTTAAAGGCTTGGTATCCGTACGCTGAGCCGACCGGTGCAGGGCGTCAAGGAAGTGACATACTAGGAACTCCCTTTGATGTTGAGGTTAAGGCAGTAACAAAATTTAGCCCTTTAGCATGGATTAAACAGATAAAAGAGCGTAAATCCGATAAACTTGCCTTTGTAGTATTGCGCTGCAATGGGCAGGGCGAGAAAGTTGAGGATTACGTGGTATTGCTTCCCATGAGTGACTTTATTGGATTACTACATGAGTGAGCCTGTTCGCTGCAAGAAGTGCGGTCAGTGGCTTATGGAAGGTATGACCTGCCCTATATGCGCAAAGATCAATGCCCTGAGTGTTTAAGGTATAACACCACAACTCTTAAATATAACAACGATTACTTTCATGAATGTAAAGATTGTAACCATGAATGGAGTGAAGGTTATGGATAATAAATCAAATGATGTTGACTGGATATATCAAAATGCCCTTCGAGAAGAATGGCTTAAAAATAATCCACAGGCTGAGTATATTGGGTGGACAAGTATATGACATGCCGTCTGACCTGCGGTTTTGTTCATAGGTGTTGACACGCATGGTACGCTATCTAGCAAGCGACGCGCCTTCAAGCGCGAACGCGAGCCCCGCAAGGGGCTGGCTCGCGAGTTCGCTGCTAATTGCTATTGGGATATCTCTATGTTTAATTCTATTAAATATATCTTCTAAAAAGATTGATTCCGTTTCTGCATTAACTAAAGTTAATTACATAACTTATAAAGAGTATGCCTATTTAAAGATTGAATCTTTGTCCCAATATAAATGTTTAACTAAACTGTATGGTAAGGAAAGTGCGTGGAATCCAAGGGCAGTAGGTAACTTGACTGGTACTTATCGCGTCTATGGGATACCTCAAGGAAAGAGTGAGTATCTACGTACTGCAACAGGTTACCAACAGGTAGATTGGGGACTGTCATACATAGCCCATAAGTTTGGGTTAGACGAGTATGGATATATCAATGCGTGCAAAGCGTATAAGCATTGGCAATTAAAAGGATGGCATTGAGTAAACACGCATTAGGTTCACAAAAGTGGAAAGACTTACGCCTTCGGATATTGGCTAGGGATGGGTGGCAATGCACCTATTGCTTTAAAGATTTAAAAGGTGGTGATGCCACTGTTGACCACATCACTTCACGTAAGGTAGGCGGTGATCTATGGGATATGGAGAACCTGACAAGCGCTTGCAAGTCCTGTAATTCACGCAAAGGTAGCCGTTTTTTTAGCAGACGTTCTACT